AAAGATGCGACCATGCCATTTGGGGCTAAGGTTACTTTAGAGGAATACTCTAGTAATCAATCCACTTGGAAGAAGATGCCACACACTATGATACGTAAGGTGGCATTAGTACACTCACTTAGGGAAGCATATCCTGAGAAGCTAGGTGGACTATACGACTCATCTGAAATGCAACAGGCTATACCACAGGTAGACCTAGTTAATGCAGTAGAAGATACACCTACAGTAAAGCCACCCAAAGTTATAACTGCTACGGTAAAAGAAATTGTTCAGGAACAAGAGGCAGAAGAGCCAGTCTTAGAACAAGAGAAGCCACCTCAAACTGTAGCTAAATCTGACAGCCTTATGTGTCCTATACATGGTGTTAGTTCAGCACTAAGAGAGGGTCAGTATGGTGAGTACTACTCACACCAACAGGATAAATATAAGAACGGTTGGTGTAATAACAGTATGGACAAGCCATCTCAAGACCACAAAGATGCTTGGCTAAAAGAAATTATAAGCAAGCATGGTGAGGAAGTTGGTAGTGATGTGGTACAAAACTCTGAAGGACAGGGCATCCTATGGTGGTTAGCTAGGTTAGAAAACGCTGACTTAGATACTGAGTGGTGTGAAGTTTGTGCTGATAAGGCAGACGAAATTGTTAATGGGCATTGGTTTTGTGTGGAGCATGTATCAAGTGGTGGTTAGGCGTAACAGAAACAATCGTGCTAGAGGTAAGCACTACGAGAATAGAGTAGGTGATGCATTGGGTGGGTGGCGTAACTTAGATAAGTCTCGTCCCCATACCGATGTAGAGACAGACGATACAGTCTATGAGATTAAAAGTACACAAGCGTCTGTACCTAGATGGATGGATAACGCTTTTAAACAACTAGAGTTAGCATCTAAAGAATCTAAAAAGAGGAGAGGTGGAGTAGTGAGAGTACATACAGGTCAAGGTAAGGGTGCGAGGGCATTCTTAATACAGGAGATAGTAATTTGAAGTATCAATCAGAAGATGGAGTAAACATAGAAGTAAAGCAAGTACCTAAAGGGAGAGGTCATGCTTATAAGGTAACAGTTGACCCTGTTGGTCCAGAGAATCCAGCTATATATACAGCAGAACTACCGTCAGTAACTACCATACTGAGGCAGTCAGACGGTAGTGCGGTAGACCCTATATCTAGATGGTCTGTTAAACAGGCACTAGATTCTATGCAATGGGTTATGCATGAGGAAGAAGAACCATATATAACTGAGAAAAATTTAGAGGTGGCTAAGAAAGCACCTATGGTAGAACTTAAGAAGGCAGGCGATAGAGGCACAGCCTTACATAAAGCTATGGAGATGTACTTTAGTAAAGAAGCTATTTTGACACAAGAAATTGTTGAACACCTACACAAAGAAGGGTTTGAGACTATAGCTATAGACAAAGCCCTTAATTGTTTAGGTGAGATATTTACTTGGATAGGTAAGCTAGGCTACAAGGTAGTAGCTACAGAGTTGCCTGTATATGACAAGAACCTACAGGTAGCAGGAACTATAGACATGCTGCTTAGTAACAACAAGGACACAGTATATATCTGTGACTTAAAGACAGGTAAGAATATATATAAGAAGGATGGTATGCAGGTAGGTGCTTATCTATCTGCGGTAGTTAATATGCTTGGTGATGGGCTACACCTATGGGAACCATTCCCTGACGAGTTACCTACTGGTGACCGCATAACCTCTCTAAATGTAGGTGGTGCAGTTATACATATGGATGTAGAGAAAGAGACAGTAAAGATACACCATATTAATGATGAGATGATAGGCAACGTAGGCTTTATGTCTGCTAAGAAACTATACGATATGAATAAGAAGTCTAAGTTTCAGGTAGAAAAGTTATGAAGTGTGATGGTTGCGAATGGAAAGACGCATATAAGTTTGAGCATGAGGAACACAAGAAGACATTACTCATGCTTGAAAAGACATTGGAAGAGTCCAATCAAATCTTTGTTAACACTAGAGATATGATTGGATTCATGGAAGAACTGAGAGATAGTTGGAGTTTAAACTCAAGACCAACCCCAGCTAAGGTTAGTTATACCCCTGAGTATATTGGTAGGAGACGAGATGTTAATAGACGTAAGGATTAATGAGGATGGAGATCAAGAAGTATTCCAAGAGGTAGAAACACCTGAGAATATACCAGTAGTCTTTAGTGCTACTGATATACGCAAGGAAGATACAGGGGTACATGCTGAAATAAGTATAGAGTTCGATGGGTTTGATACCTATACTGTGTGTAATGTTAAGAGGGACCCAGATAGGGGTAGGTTAATTAACAAGGCTCATAAAACATTTGGTGGTAGCCTTGAAGAAGCAGAGCATGTACTACCTAAGATAAAATTGATACAGCTATTTGATAATTTCTGTAAAAAGATATGGTCAACTAAGATGCGTGTATCAGCACCGACTGATATACAGGGTACTACCGATGTAGGCTCTGTGCTGTATACATTAAAGCCACATGTCCTAACTGGTGGTGGCACTATCATGTTCGGTAAACCGGGTAAGGGTAAAAGCTTTACCGGGATGATGATGGCTCTAGCTGTACAGTATGGTACTAACCATTACTGGAATACAGATAAGGGCAACGCACTATTTGTTAACTTAGAAAGACCTGATAGAACCATGCCACCTAGAATTGGTGCTGTTGGCAAGGCTTTAGGTATAGACAATGCAAAGCTACCAGTATTAGATGCCAGAGGGTCATCACTTAAAGACGTACACTCTATCTTAGAGGCATACGTTAAGACCAATGAGACTAAGTTCGTAGTCATAGACTCTATTAGTAGAGCAGGTCAAGGTGATATGAAAGAGGACAAGGTAGCCACTAAGACTATAGACATGCTGAATAATATAGGTGTGTCTTGGTTAGCTATAGCCCATACCCCTAAGTATGATGAGACTATTTACTATGGGAACTCACAGTATGAGGCAGGTGCTGACGTAATGCTAAGGCATACATCCACAGTCATAGATGATGTAGGAAGTATAGCCCTACTACTAGAGGTAACTAAGGCTAATGATATGCCTGTACCCAAGCCAATGGGATTACATTATTCGTTTGATGAGTTGGGTTTAAACTCAATTAGGTTTGCTAAGAAGGAAGAGGTAGCTAGTCTAGAGACTGAGCCTAATCTATATGAAGGCATCAAGGATTTGTTGCATGACTTTACTGCTCTATCTGCTACTGCATTAGCCAGTAAGTTGAATGTAACTAGGAAAGAGATAACAGATCAGCTAAAGATTATGTTCTCTAATAGTGCGATAGTATCTGTAGGTAAGGAAGGTAACGAGAAGACCTACGGACTAAAGCATTATGAATAGATAGTGCTACGAGGAGTTATAAACCACACAGGTACTCGGAAGACTAAGGTCTATAAATGAGTAATCTATTGTCCTGTAATTGCTATCGAGGGACTACGACAATAGTCTGGCAAACCTCCTATATGCTCCAGTACTCCTACGAACTTTTGTGGTGGATGTTACAGTAGGTGTAGCACTTAAGATAGAGGGTAGGTTTAAATTCCTACCCTCTACGCATAAGCTAGAATATTCTGTTGCTTCTCTTATACTCTTCTACAGTAGACCTAAGTATTCTAATACCACCACGCTTCTTGCCTATAGTAAAGGCATTCAGTTCACCCTCTTTAATTAGGGCATAGCATGTAGTCTTATGTATACCTAGCATGAGACACGCTTGTCGTACTGTTAACGGCTCGTCATAATCTTTAATCATTTGAGTTTAAACTCCTATCTTGATACGCTGTAAACTTTTTCTTCTACCATATTCTCAGGGTCACCTCTAAGAAATGGCTCTATAAATATTACTTTCCTACGGCTGTTACCTATGCCGTATGCTTGGCTTCTGTAAAATCCTGTAACCCAATGACCCCTAGTCGCTTGCTTTCTACTGCCATCACCATGAGTTATATCACTAGACAGTTCTTTACCTTGGTACTCATAGCGTCTTAGGTTTACAACATTTACATTGGGGTACTCTGTATTGTTACCCTCTCTCTTTGCCCTCTTTCTTGTAGCCCTATCAACGCCTTCCGATTCAACTGTTGTAGCTTTGGTGTTTATGAATGTCAGTAGTTTAATTGCTGTGTCAGACATAAGACTATGACATTCTCTAAATATATCTGGTACATAGTCGGGAACTACAAGAGGGTACTCAGTACCTATATCTATAGACCCTCCAATAATCCTTTCATCACCATGAAACTTACATTCAATATCTTGTACTGCTAAGAATCCTTGTTGATTAAGATAATCCTCTTTCTCAACTTTCGTCATGTCTTTCGGTAACCCTTGGCTGTCATCTGTAGCACATACACATCCAGCTTCATTAGCAGAATCTGGTCCGACACTAACTAGATTGCGATAGTTGTTTAGGTTCTTGCTATCCATAGTCCACTCTATACGTTCTGTATCAGGTCTATTGGATGGCTTACTATGGGTATGCCTTCTTAGGTTTATCGTCATGAAAGTTCCATACCTTCTAGAGTCTTGTGCCATAGGGTCATTAAAATAGACAGGCTTTTCAAACACTACAAACATACTGTCTACTGGCATCAGCTCTCTACTAATAGTGTGTTCTGGTAGTGGCATTTTCATAGCTGTGTTATATGTATGGTCAGACCATTTAAACACATTGGTATTTACCATATCATCTAGTGTAGCCATAGCCCCTGCAAATCGTTCATCAACTTCTGCTTGAAAGGTGTCATCTTTGTCATACTCTATATGGTTTTTACTCATTTCAGCCCACCGTTCTGCTGTGCGGTATGCCTGAGTTAAAGCACTAGTCTGTATCAAGCGTTGTAAAGCTATTGCTTGCCATATCTTTTTGAAAGGCATGTGTATATCTTTACCACTAAGTTTCTTAGCTGTGCTTATATGGTGACGGTCTAGCCTACCTGCTTGCCGTAGTAAAGGATCATGCCATGCTTCTTCAAGGTCATCACGTAACCTATCAACATGACAATACACACTAGCTGTACCATCTTCATCAGTATCCACATACATATACTTGTTGTATGCCGGACCAGCCCCATTCAATAGTGTCTTTAATTCAACTAAGTCCTGAGTATTAAACGATTCTCCAGCTTGCATCTTACCTACTAAGTCTGTGTCGGGTAGCTTTTTTTCTTTACCAAACGGATTTTTCATTATGTTGTCTCCCTTTTCATAGCCTTTATCATGCAGTCAATGCATATAGATAAATAGCTACGATCTAACTTATGTTCTGTGCAGTAGATCATGGGTACTGCCATCCCACATACCTTACACAGCATTAAGCTGTCTCCTTCATAGCTGTGATAGGTCTGACCTGTAGTACCCAAGATCTACCCTCTTTATCTATAGCCCACTCTATATCTACTGGCTTACGGTAGTTATTCTCTAGTCTCTTAGCCTCTTCCCATATAATCTTTAGTGGCTTATGGTAAAAGAAGGGAAGGCTACCGAGTAGGTTCACATTACCTAGATCGAAAAGATTTTGATCTAAGAAACACATGGTGCTATCGCTCTCTCCATCTACGACACCACCTACTCCTTCTTCCCACTCCACTAGCATCCTATCTGTACCCTCTACAGGCTCCTTAGAGAAGAGAACACCAGAGTATCGAGCATCTACCATATCCATAATGATTACAGCTACATCTGTAATGTCAGTCCAGATAGTATGTCCGTTTGGTGCTGATGCATATGCTTGTTCCTTACCGGAATTACCTGATGCTCTTACTTCTCTAACTGCTACCTCTATCCCGGTGACAGGGACATTGAGTTTAGACTCAAATATACCTGCATAACTTTGCCCTTCGCCGTCTTCACTTACAGCAGAGGACCGTACTGCATACCTATGCTTAGGGTTAGCGAATGCTTTGAAGTCTGCGGTTAAACTTTTAACTGCATCAGATATAGCTTCACTTAACTCGTAGTTACCTACCTCAGTAGGTATGACTACGTAGTTTGGCATTAGGTTTCTCGAAATATTATTTAGTTGTTCAGCCTTACCACCTATGGTGTATGCATGTTTGGTTTGGTTCTTTACTATGAACCCTCTACTGTTACCAAGGTAAGTCATTACCGCTCTCCTTATAATCTGTATAGCATGTTTCACAGAGTGCTTGTCCTTCTTGGTTAGCACCTATGATCTTAGTCTCACTCTCTGATTGACCACACCCCATACAAAATCCAGCTAGATTAATTCCTATATTCTCTTGTGCTAGTGTGACACTACCGTCTTTCTCTGTGTTGTCATCCATCTTTAACGTAGCCTTTACCTTTCTACATGAGTCTGCAACAGAGGTTATGATCCTATTGCAGTATCCCAACATGTCATTTTCATCACTAAAGGTAGGTACATGGTAGTTGTGTGCCTCTAGTTCTGTTATCGGATAGACACAGCCACCCTCTTTTCTACTGCATGACACAGTAGGTATCTCTAATCCTTTATCTATTATGTGTTTAACAAAGTCTTTGCTTGATGTAGTGGTAAACTGTGGCGATCCTTGCACAAACTTACCGTTACCATCACGCATAGTGTTAACTGCTAGGTGTAGGTGTAGGGTTGTCTCCATTGTCCTCTCTCCTTTTATTCTCTAACGCTTCATCGTAGTCTTCTATTAGTTTCTCTTGTCCTGCTGTCTCTATAGCTTTGTTACAGTACTCCTTACGTACCCTAGCTATAGCATCCTTGGCGGTACTACCTTCATGTACTAGTAGACTAGCTAGTAATGTACCTGTTCTACCGTGTGCCCCATAGCATCCAATAGATAAGTTGTGCCCTTCTTCTACTCTCCTTAGACACCATATAACTGTTTGACTTAACTCCCTTATGTTGATAGTACCCATGTCTCTCCAATCTACATACATAGTAGGTACTGTACTCTTGTCGTAGAGGTCTTCATCACGTACTGCATCACCAGTAAACCAGAATGCTGAGTGGTCTAGCCAACCTCTGTCTAGGTAGCAAGCCATAGTAGCTTGCACTCCTTCGTTATCCTTCCTGTTGTACTGACTCCTAGCTGTTAGGTATACTGACCTATCATCTTTGAGTTTAAACTCCGTCATGTAGTGATTACAGCTAGGAATAAACGTCTTAACTGTATACTTTTTATACGGACTAGTACCATAGACACTCTTATAGGTATCAGCACCACTAGTTAAGCTATCTATATCTGCATAGCTATCTAGTAACATAACCTTATTGGTAGGGAATGTGAGTACTTGTGATGTCTCGTCATCCCTTACCTTTACTTGAGTATTCTTATTAACCATAGCTATAACAGTACCGTAGTGACCATTAGGTAGCTTTACTGGTTCGTCTTCAAAGAACCATGCTGGTGTCATCTGTTTATCCTTACCTTTTATTGTTTGTTTCTTACCTATACCGAGGCTTTGCAACCATGACATGTACACATCTCCTTGAATGTACTTGTATCGATCTGATTTATTAGTTTCTTTACCATAGAACTACTGTGTATTAGTAGTGCACAGTAGTTACCTTCTTGGTTAGCATCTAGTGCGTCCTTTAGATACCCTGTGCTCCACCATTTATTAAAGTAAGCACCACCGTTATGCTCTAGACCAAAGCATGTATCTACGAATGTATGCTGTGTTGTTATACCCTTCTCATATGAGTACAGAGTATCTGCTATGTTTGCCCATCTCATACCACCGTAGCCACTACCCCATCCCTTTAGAGAGAAGACATCCTTAGCCCACCTTATAGCTAGAGTTCCATACCTCTGCCTAAAGTGATACCACCCTTCCCATGCTGAGTTACGACTACCAGTTATGACATGACCAAACAACGCTTCAAGTAGTGGTCTAGGTATATCCTTTTCACTAAACATACCGTTCTCTATTCTGCCTTTAGCATGTCTTAGCTCACCACCAACAGCCATGTCTGTATACCTAGCAAACTGATCTGTTAGTGAGTTAGTACGTCTGATTAAATATTTGTCGTACTTCTCTTTGTCTATCAGCGTAGCTAGTGACAGTAGGTAGTAGTCGGCAGCTTGTTTCCATAACTGCCAACTAGTATTCCTTAAACCCCATAAGTTTTCTCCCTTCTTAATAAACTTAAGGTTTGTGTCTAAGTTAGAAACACTATTGTCTTTGGGTAAAGGTTTAGCAGAAGGTACTACCTTGTAGTTCTCCTCTACTGTTACAGTTAGCATGTTCATTACTGGTTCTGCTTTGGTGTAACCCATCTTTACCCATTCCATTAGATAGCCTCCTCAAAATCTTGGTTACATGTAGTACAGTATGCTGTTAGGTTTGTAGCTACCCTGATATTAGTACAGGAACATGACCACTTCTTCATCTTGGATGTATTCTTAGGCTTGGTTGGTCCTATTACTATCGTGCTTGCAATAGCATTAGGTGTTGGCTTCTCTCCAGTATCAGGTGTTGTACTTACTGATGCCTCATTTGCTTCAAAGTCTAGTAAGTCTGCAACCAAATGGCTTTGCCCTAGTCTGCCCAAGGTAGGTTCTAGAGTGTCAGGCTCTAAGCTAATGGTATTACCTAGATCATTGACTGTTATCCCATACTCTTGCATGGATTCAGTAAAGTCTTTGCCGTGATACCACTTACCTTTAGGTTTATAGACATCTTGGTTAGCATGTACTGCATTGTGCAGTATAGCTATGAATAACTCTATGTCTGTTAGGTCAGTCCTTATATCGAAGTGATGCTTGAGAGATATAGTGTCACCCTCAAAGTAATACTCACCTGACTTCTTGAGCCTATCATCAAAGCCTATGACTACTTCAGGTAGGTTGTCTTGGAATAGCTGTTCGTTGATAACCTCATACATAGCATATGCTTTGTCTGCTTTAGCTTGGTGTTTCCAGTCAGCACTAGCCCTAGCATTTTCTTTAATAGCTTTGTTGATACCGCCTACTACTTGGTCTACCATTAGTTGACTCCTGTATGACCACAAGTAGGACATACATCTCTATACTTACTGTTGCCTAGTACATCAGTAGTATCTCCGTAGTCTTCTACTGTCCAGTCATCAGCAGAGGCTAGCTCTAAGTTTATGTCTACATACTGTGGTACATTACTACCAGTAGGGAAGTCAGACTTAACTACCTTGTGAGTAGCTAGGCTTACACTCATATGATTGTCAGTAAATATTAGGTCTAGCTCTTCCTCTGTTAGCTTATGAGTAGAGTTTATTGATAGCTCTACGTCTACCTTACCGCTTAGATAATATATATATTTGCTTACCATCTTACTTCAGCCTCCTTTATACTCTTGACTGATACTGTTACTGTTCTACCTGCTGTGTCAGTTACTCCTTTAGCACTAACAACACAGGGTTTACCCATTTCTCTAGCTACTATTGCAGCATGACAAGTGATAGAGCCTATGTTTGTAGCAATTGCTGAGGCTTTCCTCATAACTGGTACGTTCTCTGGAATTGTCATGTTTGCAACTAGTATGTCTCCTTCCTTGAAGGTAGGATCATTGGGTAGCTTGGCTATACCTGTAGCCTCTCCTATATTAGCTCCCATACCTTTGACCTTATCGTTAGCACTATCCCAAGTGTCTTCTTCTAGATCGTATCCCATTAGTCAGTCTCCCTCTTAGTTGTTGCTGTTACCCATTGTTCTATCTTAAATCTAGGGTTAGCATTTTGCAGCTCATAGCCTAGGTCTAAGGCTACTGTTGCTATGCCATCTCTACGACCTTGAGTATAGGCATTTAGGTTATCTTCTGTATCTGTTAGCCTCCTATTAAATACCTTAGCTATCATGTCGTAGTCTTTCTTGCTTATCACTAGTTACTCCTTGTAACACCTAGTCTGTATCGTTTGTTGATACTGTCTTTTAGTATCTGCATATCCATTTGGTATTGTTTGTATTCCTCATAGCTAATTAAGCCGTCTAAATATAGACCTTTATAATCTATTCCTACTTTATACCTACCGATTATCATGTTGCCTCCTTGGCAATTACTTATTAGTCCCCGACTTTCGGAGAGAAACTCCATCATACCATAACTACTGGAGATGTCAATGAATAATTGACATCTCTCTTGTAGTTATTGGTATTAATATTATTAGCTACCCTACCTTAGTAACCTTGCTCTTTTTCTTTAGCCTAGTGTCTATTGTGTAGAGTATATGGTCTAAACTATCACCGCCTTTAAGTTTGTTCATAGTCGATCTGTTATAGCCTTGTTTAAACTCTAGCATTCGCTGTAGTTCTATAGCTGTTAGGTCCTGTAGTTTACCTACTGTAGTTAGCTTAGGTTTGTCGTGATCTCTGACTGTGTTGTAGCCTCTGATACCTGCTTTTAGGCTAAAGTTTTCCTGACAGCTAGTAGAGCATAGGAACAGCTTGCCTTTAGGACTGTTAACACTTAGGTTAGTTAGTTTATGGCAGTTAAAACATGCCGTTTTGATGTTGTCATTCCATTCTGGAATCTGTGCTTGTAGTCTGTATTGTTTACTCACTTGCTTATCTCCTACTTGAGTTTAAACTTAAATATTAGTGAGCAGTTTAACGACTTACTCAGGTCGTAGACCTTAGCTGATCCCCATCTCAGCCATTAAGCCTTCGGCTTTATTACCTTGGCTAAACTCACTGTATGGATATACCAGTACTCCGGGTATACCTCTGCCAGTTTTCCCTTTGCCTAGAGGCTTTATGCTTATTAGCTTCTTAGCTACAGCATCTTCGATAAAAGCTTTACCGCTTTTACCGTAGTAAGCTTCTATTAGGTCGTTAAAACCACTAGTAACTGCATGAAAACCTTTGGTTTTCTTGTAGGTCATAGTCTTTTTGTCCAAGTACTCTATGTCTACCTTGCCGTTCTTGGGATCTAACCACCAGCTAATCATCTGTCTAGCTGTCATCTTCTTGCCTTTGGAGGCTGTTGCCATTTTGAACTCCTTTGTTCTACGGCTCAATTTGTGCCACCTCAAATCGAGGCGGCTCTTTCTAAAAGACCGTCAAGGAGCGAGCTGTCAAGTCAAAGACTTTACAGCGAGTAGAGATCGGTGTGTTCCACACCGTATCTCACTCCGAAGACGGTAAAATGAATACTGGCTTAGGTCGATAGATAGGGAGGGGAAGAGTTTTGAATGATTCTTTCTTTAAGAGAAGGGGAACAAATGAGACTGGAGCATAAATCCCAACAGTTGAGACTCTCATTAGAGTCTCAATAAGATTTGGCAATTCGAAATTAGATGAATATTGATGTCAATATTCATAAGAAATGGGTTAGGACATCTGTTCTAGCGTAGCTAGAGTTATGGACAAGTTGGCTATCGGACTATAAACTAACGCTAAGTACAAGTACTTAGGAGAAACTATATGGCAAAGCCTAATATTGATCAGCAGACTAGGATAGACAGTACGACTGAAGAGACTTATAAGTCTCTAAATCCTACTGAAAAACGTAGTTGGAGACATCAAGCTAAGTATCTAACCTGCTATTCAGAGACTAGGAGTAAGAGCGTAGCGGCTAGCTATTCAGGAGTATCTATTAGAACTGTAAACAGATGGCAACAGGAGAATAGATACGGATTTACTGAACGGATGGAGGAGGCTGACTTCGAATTCTGTGAGAATCTGGAACAATTAGCACTTGAGAGAGTAAAGATGCAAGATGCTAAGAGTAATCCTGTACTTCTAATTACCTTATTGAATGCTAATCTTCCAATGAAATATCGTCCTACGGTAGTTATGGCAGATGATACAGCGAAGTCTGTACTGTCAGAACTAAGGGAATTAGCTAAGCAGGCTCCTGTACAAGAAGAATCAGTAGAGGAGCAATCTGCATTAGAACAAGTACAGGATATCTTGAATGAGAAGGGGGGCATGTCTTAGGTTTTGTCTTTATTCGGTAGGGATACCTATGACAGAATTTTTATATTAAAGGGGGGGCTGTATATATATATATATTATATAAATATACTAGAGCTTTTTTATATTAAATAAAAAAGCATAGTTTAATAATAGAGGGAGGGTCAGACCTCTCAGATTTCAGTGCAACACTGCAACACTTGGAGTATATACAGTGATAGGAAAAGTAAGACCTCAGATATTTTTAGCGATAGTTACCCTTGGTGTACTGGCAGGGATGGGAGCATTGAATGAGATGCCCGAATTAGCAACTGCCACCATCGGTGGTATTATTGCTCTGGGAATGAAAGTACTAGAGAACGAATAGGAGATTACTATGCCCAAGGTAGGAAAGAGACATTACCCTTATACCGCTAAAGGTAAGG